ACCTATAATATTAAATATCTCGTTACGAACATACTGCGCATTTAGGAATGCATACTCGCAAACGAGACTGAAATCTTCTGTCTTTCCGCGCAACCATATTTTGGCGCGCTCCTTGTTTGATAGACTTTCACGTGCCTTATTGGTCGACATAAAGTCTGATATCGCTTGGTCAATTACTGATCTCCACAATCGTACTTCACTTTCGATAGTTACTAAATCATTTGGTATATGTAACTCCGCAAAGTATGGAGCACGTTTCGCCATTATTACATCTATTCATCTTTCTTAGTACTCTTTGAAAACTTAGCCATCGTTTTCCAAGCACCCTCGTTTGTATATATCGAACCTAAAAAGCCTAAGCCTTTCTGTTGTTCGGGCTGTAATGCATGTTGGGCATGCATTGTATCATGAATAGTTCCCGCTACTTTTATATTGTGTTTATATTGTAGCCACGACACATCATACGTTTGGTTCTGTGCGACCTTCGTAATCTTTTCATTTTCTAAGACACGTTTTATCCAAGCCCATGCTTGTCGTTCATGAGTAACATCGGTCCAATAGTTTTGGAGTACGTTTCGTTTGTCCTTGAAAGGTATAACGAGAGCGACAGTATCGCTTGGAGCGAAACCAATACAAGTAATAAAACCGCCGCCTGTTTCAATGTCGAAACTGAGTGGCTGATTCTCGTTATTCTCTCTAATATACTTTTGTTCGAAGTCCTCGAGGTCTTTGATTTCTGGTTCAATCCATAACTCTCTTTCTTTTATTTTAATTTCTGGTGTGTTTGATTCTTCGACTGCCTTCTTGATATCTGCTAAGACAATAGGTCTGAAGTCAAAGTTCCTAATCACGGCACTAGGACTAAACGTAGGCATAACCTTGGTCCCACCTGTGAGGTCCGATTTTAAAATGGTTCCCCTGTAAGTACCTATCTTGTCTAGTCCTGTCAGCGCCCATAACGCAAGGCTACCCATAGCAATAATGATATTAGGTTCACACGCGTTAAGCTCGTTTTGCAACCGCTCTAACTCACCCTCATACTCTGGCTTTAAAAAGCCGAAGCCATTCACAGGATACTTCGAGCGCCACTTATTCTCTTTACTAAACTTAGAATAGTTCTTCTTGTTCATAAAGAAATGGGCGGGGTTCTCCTGTGCTGGCTTCTGAGCGAGAGCATGCGTAAGCAAACAGTTCTCCACGTTTAGTTCTAATATCTCACACATCTTGTGAAACATTTTTCCCGTACTACCAACCATGATTTCACCAAGACGTTGCTCATCCGTAGTTGGAAAATCAAATACGAAAGCTATCTTGCAATCACCGTTAGGTTGTTGTGAAGGTACTGTTTGCTTATTCATGTTAGAGTATTCTCTTTACTGTTGGTTGTAGAATATCTTTATTCTGCCCAACCATCTCGTGCTTGATTAAGCCCTTGAAGGTTTTACCAATTGCCATCTCTAGCAATTCACTGTAAGGCAGGTCTTCCACATGACCCATGTCTAACCCATTGGTTAGAAACGACTTTAATCCTGTTGCAGGATTGTTAACTTTCAAGGCATTAGGTGTAGCCCAGAACTCCATACGAGTTGGCTGTGCATCCTTGAGTTTATCTTCAGTTAAATCTGAATCGATAACTCCGATCGCCTTGACGTTTACTCTGATGAGAGGGGTGTTGTTTTGTCCCACCTCATCTGCTCTATAAGATGTTATAGAGAACTCATAACTACCCTCTGGTAGCACGACAGATTCTGGCGTGTCATTGGGCGTCATGTTTAAAAAGTCAGCAACATTAGACATTATTTATCTCCTTTCGTATTGCTCTCTTTGAGTTTAGACTGTGCGTTACTTTGAATAGAATCAAATAACTTCTGCAAGTTAAGTTCAATGTTCGGCTCTATTAAAGACGGCGCTGTAACTTTCAGATCCATTCTATGATCTGACATTGTACGTAACGTGCGCTCTGTTCCTTTGCTAGATGAACGAGTATCTATTCTGCATACACAGTTAAAGTATCTACCAATCTTTGTAGATAGCTTCGAACCGACAGATGTTGGATATGCTTTTGACACACCCATATCGCCTTCCATATACTGCATGTGCGTGGTTACCACAACATTACATTTCACTTCATCACCTGTGATATATTGTATAATGTTTTGGACATCACGCGCCGCCGCTCCCCACTCGGGTTGGCTAGCTTGCTCTGTTGGTTTTTTGTTATTGAAGACGAGAGCCGCTCTTAAGGCAGCTTCGCCCATCAGTGTGAGGGAATCAATCACTAGAACTGTATCGTCTCCCCATTCTTTCACAGGACCTAAGTCCTCATCGCCATCTTTCCAATGGGATAACAACCGTGCCCCTCGTCTAAACGAGTCAGCTTGTCCTAGTGAATCTCTTAACGTAACATATGAAACGTTCTTTACTGCCTCGGGTTTTAAAAACTCGGGCAAGATATCAAGACCGTCATCATAGTCTAGTATACGTAACTTTTTACCTGCGTTAGCTAAACTCGCTAGAGCAGATGTCTTACCACTACCACTATCTCCGCAGAGTAATAGCTTGGTAACACTTGTTGATTTATGTTTACTTATGTTTGCCATATACTGGTCTCCTATAATGTTTTGAATTATATACTATTAAAAAGATTTGTCAAGAAAATTATTTACCACCCTTGATAACTTCAAGTTCTTGTGGTTTTGTTTCTTCTAAATCTGGGTGATACTCTTGGTGAAAGTCATTGCCAAAGAACATTCCCCTTTGTGATTTCGCATGCGCACATGCTTCTCTATATCTACAACCGCCGTAGTTTCCACATGATGTGAAGTTCGCGGGATAGTATTGTGAGTTAGCATATACATCTGATATATCAAGGTGATGCAACGTATCATTGTACCACTCGTCAATCAGTTCTTTCGGTACGTTATATACTTGCCTTGCAAACCTTGTAAAATTCGCACCTGTCTGTACTGCATCAATGATGAAGCCATCAACAGGCAACTTCAATACTTCACGACATGCCCAAATGTATGCGAACACTTGGTTGTTGGGCATATAGCCATTGAAATACCATTCAGACAAAGAAGCCTTGGTTGTTTTTGTATCAACCAAATACAGCCTGTCATCAATAGAAACAATCTTATCTATTCGACCGCTGAACCTGTGCCCCTTGTCACCAATGGGTACTTCAAACCTTTGTTCCAATGCGGGCGACCCGTCTGGCATGGTAGCTAGCTTTAGCTTGTCATCCCAGAACTCTTCTGCTTTCCACACAACCGCTCGAAGTGCCGCCTCTAATCCTCTTGCATTTTCATCAGCAAGTTTTAAGTCCTCACCGAAGTCACGCAAGACGGAAGCTACTGCACGATTAGTCGATTCACTCTTGGTTAAACCCTCGTGCCTCGCCTTATCTAGTTCTTCTAAACCATGGTGTACTGCGGAACCAAATCCCGTAGCACTGGAGTAGCTTGTAGATTTCCAACCGTCTAATACAGACAGCTTGTAATATCTTGGGCAAGCTAAGAAAGAACTTAGGCTTGAAGTGTCCCATATCTTTTGGATAGGTTGACCGTTGTCATCCCATACAAACTTTCTAATTCTTGGTAATTCGCTCTCACTCATATTGTCTCCTTATTCTAGTGGTGGTAATATTAATTGTGGTCTATACTTCACATAGTTCTCAATCAAATCAGACGGTACACATTGTAGTAATAAACCTTCGACATCATCTAGCTCTTTCATAATGCTGTCACGTGCAGTCTGACAATTCAGTACGTCTGGGTACAGAAATTGTGATGCCATGTTTACACACTGCTTATCCCCAACAGGACCTAAACAAAGATAACCTATTAGGAATACTACTGAAGTGTTCATGTCTCAGATACCAACATGTCAAGTATATTCTTATCAAACTTCTTCGGCGCTTTAGTTGTCGCGCTTTTCTTTGATATACGTTTGCCACTTGATTCTGCTTCACGCACATTCACGCGTGTCGCTTTTAAATAATCTACTATCTTTTGAATAGCTACATCATCATTAGATAATTCAACTGAATCTTTCTCTAATAAATCTGTTGGTATTGTAATCTCCTGTGTCTCACTCATGTTGTCTCCTTAATGTTTTGTTGATGGGTCTGTCTTTGTTGAAGCAAATACAGAATCCATTGTGTCTCCTGTCTTGTTGTTCTTCTTTTCCATTTCATCAATCATAGGTCCCGCTGTTGTGAATGTATGTAATACATCTGCGAGCAAACCAAAGCTACCCATTGTTCCATACTTCAATAAAGATAACCTCATCCCTATCTCATATAGTGCTGATATAATCACATCAGTATCGTAGTCTTTTGATACATCCATCAACGGGTCTCTTAAACTTTCTACGCATGCTTCAAATGAAGCCCTATAATTTTTATCGTCTGTCATATTTTCTCTCCTGTGTTTGCGTCAACAACTTCTAGTTCCTTGACATCATCTAAGATGTGCATGATCTCTACTCCATCATCAACTTCATTAATTTTTAGTATGTCATATTTAGTGGGGTCTCCCTCACCAGTTTCTTCTGCTAACTTCTTGTATGCTTTAATGTACTGATAGATACGCATACGAAAAGTAAAAGGCTTATCATTCTTTACGATAAACCTAGGTGATTCATCACTCGTTGGGTCCTCAATAGCCTTAACGATTTTTTCTAAAGCGATTGAAATATCTGTCCAACGGTAAAGGTTGCCCGTCTTTGCCTTCTTCATTATTTAACTCCTGTAAATATTCGTGATCGTTTGGATCAAACATAGGATCGTTCTCAAATTCCTCTATGTCAAAGTCATCCTCTAGTTCCAAGGTTTCATCTAATAAATAGTTATCCCCTGTTGTGTACTTACGTTTTGCCATGCTTACTCCTATCCTAGAAATGTTAATACCACACCCACACCAAGTAAAATAAATACTCCGTATGTTGCTACCCACATCAGTGCCCCTGTTATTTTATTACACACATCTTCAAAGTCCATTACTTTCCACTCCATTCTTTTATATTTTTTGTTGTTGTCACTCTGAAATCAGAGAGTACTTCCTTGCTTGTAATTTTCGCGGGTGTCTCTTCTACGAGAAACATTTCTGCCACATGTTCTGTGCCATCTTCTAATTCCACCAACGTATTTACAAGTGTATATCCTGCATTGAGTTCCATATCACACACGGCTGCGTAGACCTTATCATCTTTAATATCATACAGCTCGCCTTTGATTCTGTATTTACACACCTTGTTATCGTAGTGTCTAAATGTTATTGGATAACTGTGCAAGAAATCTTTGATAGTATAATTACTATCTACGGTTATTGCTTCACCGATTCGTTTTTGTTTTGCCATTAGTCCGTTGAGTCTTTCCCCTTTCTTCAAAGTTCCATAAACAAAAACTAATCTTTTATTTTTAGTTGCCATATACTTCTCCTATTCTTAGCACCTCTTGAACTGTATGGCAATACTTCTTAAACAAATCATTTTCAATAAAACAAACTGTCTTTGGATTGCTATCCCCATTACCTGTAATGGTTTCAGTCTTTAAGTTATTTAATAAAATACATTCAAATATTTTCGCGGGTTTAATCCACAAGTATTGTTTACCTGTATAGATTACCCAATCATCTGCTGTTGTAGATAACAAGCCCGAGGGTTTGCCAAACATTTCTAATTCAATTAACACTCTGCCTGTACGCAAACTAACTTCATCCATTTTTATTTCTAGCTTTTTAGATAGCTCGGGTATGAAAGCATCATACTCTTTAAACTTACCGTCAATCAAAGTCGCGGCTGGG